AATGAAAATTCTGCGCTTTGATAGCAAATGCATATTCGCTGGCAAATGTTGTTTTTAATGCTAAGTGATATTTTTCGTCCACGTTATACTCCGTATTGATTTCGTTTTGGTTTAGCTACTGGGCTGGCTGTATTGATTGATTTTATTTCTTCGCTTGGCCCTTTGGGAATTATGCGGGTGGCTTTCTTTCCTAAATCTTTTTCTGCCTTATTAACAATCTCGGCTTCTACATCATTGCGTATCCAAATGCTGGGAGAATCGCTAACTATGCCTCGACTAAGTGACTTTCCACCACTGGCCATAGCAATGCCTAATCTATACATATCATAATACGTATCAGAATCATCATATCGGCGAGCTTCTAGTCCCGAGTGTTTCATAATGTTTTTAAATTTGTCAGTCTTGCCTTCTTGCAATTCTTTTTCCATTTCTTTGATCTGTTCAGCTAGACGAAATGCACGAAGATTTTTCTTAGGAGTATTCTTGTTCACATCCACTGTGGTGTTTTGTTTGGTAATAATACCAACACCCGCGGCATCTTCTTTTGCTTTAACAGCTTTCTTAACTTTTTCTGGATACTGATTTAAATAATAAGCAACCACATCAAATATAGGCCTATCTTCCCCATCAACTTCAACTGTTACACTAGGATTAACTCCCATGTCTTTATAAAATTCTTTGCGATTGCCTGATCTAACAGCCGCACGTAAATTAGTTGCACTTGCTAATCGCTCTGTTGCAACATGTTCGATATGCTTAAATTTGTACATACCGTGTTCACTTTCAGCACCGTTGTATTTGACCAATACATCAGCTAACCAAGTTTCGTCAGTGTACACTTTTAAATGTACATTTTCACCATACTTGTCATAAACACTGGTTGCTAATGTTAATAAACTTTGTTCAGGAACTACATGCCCTGCAACTGCTGGAAATACTGCGGCCATGCACTGCAATTTGACATCATATGGCAAGGGGTCTTTAGCACCAGATGTACTATCATTAGTACCTACATACCAAATGGGATTCTTACTAGCGGCTTTCCACACCCCCGCATGACCTTTGTGCGGAGGATTGAATCGCCCAAACGAAATTCCAATAGTTTTTATACTATTGTCTGGTTTTTCGCTTTCAAACATTTCTCTTAACTTCATGCTGATTTCTTCCCAGGTGCCCAAGTAGTCGGAACAATTTTTATATTACCATATTTATGGTTTGGTTGAGCATAGCGAACATAGCCTTCACCGTTAGTCTCCCATATCTCAGGCCGACCTTGACTTTGGTACGCGGCATACACTTCGTCTTTCATATTGCGAATATCTTTAATTAGTGTTAACATGGAATCAAATGCGCCAGGATGTTGCTTGATCATTTCAATTATGTGTGCTTGTTTATTCTTACTTACACCCTTCTTGGCCATCCAATCAGTGAACGTTTTTCCTGTGATGCTGTCAAAACTTTGTTCATTGTTAGCATGTAGATTACTCATGGCATTAAAGAACGGATAGAAAATTCCATTCTTATCTGGATCAGGCAAGCTACCAATAAACGCATCAAGGTTAGCGCCAACGCCCTCTACTTCATCTATTACATAATCAATTAATTCGTCAACTTGCGAAGTATCTTGACCAGTACCGCCTTTGGTATACACTGGCCCCTGTACAATTAATCCGCTGGTGCCATTGAACATGTCAAAGTCATCCATGGGCTGTTGTTCTCTATCATCGGCACCGAATGTATCAAACATAGCATGGCCAACCACCATAACTTGTGCTTTGCTAATACGTTGTCCTAAATCACCAGCGGCATCCACATGATAGCAAGTATCAGATTTGGGATTAGGACAAAAAGTCCAAACACCTTTAGAATAGCCTTGTTGTTTTTCTAATCGCTTAGGGTTTGAAGAATCAACGCCAAACAAATTATCTGCATACACAAACCCAACAAAGTCTTTAGGAGTTGCCGCATCAAACAACGGATACAAGTTGGCAAATTCATTAGCAAACTGCCGACGTTGTTTTACTTCCTCAGGAGTCTTTGCCTTACCGCTTTGGTTAGCAATAAAATCGTATACTGCTTCTTTGCTGTCGCCTTTAACACCGCGACTCCATTGATTGTGTCCTGCTAAAATTAACGGACCGTTGGCAACTTCTCTGCCCCAATATATTTGTGGATTGCCGTCCCATTTACCGCGCACTGTTGTGTTGCCTTCTGTTTCAGTCGCTATTTCTTTAAAATGATTAAGTGCCTCTATTGTTCCGTTGGAACCTTTAAAAAATACCAAATGTTCCGGGTGATTAAACGGCCGTCCATATTTTTCCATGCTGTCATCAACAGGAGCAGCCGCTTCACGATAGAACAATTCTCTTAGTAACACACTTAGTCCTTGTACTTGCCATCGGCTAAGTGTTGCTTAAAGTCTTCCTGCATCTTTTTGCAAATACTGTTGACAGTTTTTTCATCCAACGACTCTGGCAGTTCACGTATGGGGAATTTTTTAACGTATGCTTTATAGCTACTCTCAACTGCTGGTTTAAAAATGTCAGGATTTATTGAACGTTTACTATTGGAACGATCTAAACATCTAGCAATGCTGGGGTAAACATGGCGTCGATACACATCATCGTCATAGTTCATGAAGTGAGTCAAGTCTTCTACCAAGTCAAAGTCCAGTTCTCTACCTTTTTCAGTAGATTTAACAAAATCTAAATCTTTGAAGAATTTATTTTCTAATAGTTCACGTATACGCATTATAAAGCCCGGTTTTAACAAAAATTACATGTATGGCGATAGATGCTCGCCTTTAGAGTATTTATCGTAAAACGCAATTACTGTTTAGGCTTTTTCGTTTACGACTCGCTCAACTTTAGAAATTATACCACTGAGATGCATTTTTGCCATAAGCAGATTATTATCGCCTGTTATATAAAAGTAACTTCCACCCCAGCTATTATTTCGTAACAGCTGAATTTTACAGGATTTAGTTAGTTTTATCTTGGAATTAGTACTGGCCCATGTGATAAAAGTGCTGTATTCTTGCGAAGTTTTACCCAGCGTTACCCTATAATCGTACTTTATCTTAGGTAAAATAACTGTGTTTTCTTCTAAAGTTGTGCCGGTTGCTGGCTGGCAAATATACTTTACTCGAGATTTGTCCAAGTTGGTCAACTTGTCAACATCTCGCTTGTTGTTAGTGTATACAGTGACCCACGGAGTTTCCACACGTATCTCTATACTATCTAACGTAGAAAGAACATGCTCTAACTTGATAGCATATTGCAACTCTTCTTCAGTTTTGATAGTCCACCGTTTTCTAGCATACACATCAGTTTCTAATTTTACATTTTTTATGCGGTCAGCAATGACATCGCTAGGTGCGTTTCTAAATAAATGAGCACCAGAAAATACCAATACAATTTTGTACTGGTACTTTCCATAAAATAACTTTTTAGTCTGCTTGAACTGCATGATCAGTAGTTTCAATAGCTAGCATTGGCACCTTGGATGCTTTGCCCTTGGCAACTAGTGCTATTTTATCTTCGCTGATAGAGATAGTTAACCAACCGCCGTTCTTAAGGTCACCGAACAACATCATACGAGCAAGGTCACGTTTAATTTCCTTGTCAATAACACGTTGCAGTGGACGAGCACCCATCTTACTATCAAACCCCTTGGCAATAAGCCAGTTGGTAGCTTCGTTGTTGATTTTGATACGAATGCCTTTTTCTTTAACTTGCTCACGCAACTCGTCAATGAACTTGGTAACAACTTTGACCATTGTTTCTTTATTAAGTTTATTAAACGTAATAACTGCATCAAGACGATTGCGAAACTCTGGAGTAAAGAATTTCTTCAAATCTTTATCGCTGTAGTCTTTACTTTGTGATCCAAAACCAATTGTATTCTTTTCAGCATCCTGTGCGCCTGCATTGGTAGTGAGAATCAACACAATGTTGCGACAGTCAGCTTTCTTACCATTTGATCCGGTGATAAATCCGTTGTCCATGATTTGTAGTAATACTGTGCTGACATCTGGGTGTGACTTTTCAACTTCGTCAAATAATAGAACAGCATTTGGATTTTCTTGAATCTGCGTAATCAACAAGCCGGCATTTTCTTCAAAGCCCACATATCCTGGCGGACTACCAATTAACTTAGATATACTATGCTTCTCTTGATATTCACTCATGTCAAAACGTAGCAATTTAACACCCAAGTGTTTGGCCAAGCTCTTGGCAGTTTCAGTTTTACCACAACCAGTTGGGCCCATGAATATAAAAGATCCAACAGGTTTGTTTTCACTTTTAAGTCCTGCTTGTGCAACAATAATTTTATCCACAATTTCTTCAACAGCAGTGTCTTGCCCAAACACATCTGCACTGACGTTGTCCTGCAATTTAGAAATACTTGCACTTTCAGTTTCTGAAACTTGTTCTTCAGGAATTTGAACCATCTTAGCAAGTTCGTACTGTATCTCACGTTCAGTAATAACACGCTCATCTGCAAGTTTAAGGTTGAAACGACTGCAAGCCAAGTCAATCAAATCAATTGCCTTGTCTGGAAGCTTCTTATCTGTCTGATACTTAACACTCAGTTTAATTGCTGAATGTAATGCATCGTCTTTAATTTTAACATTGTGAAATCCTTCGTAGTATTTCTTAATGCCTTTAAGGATCTGCATAGTAACTTCGATTGTAGGCTCGTCAACAGTAATGCGTTGGAAACGGCGCATCAATGCACGATCTTTTTCAAAGTGCTTGCGATATTCTTCCCAAGTAGTTGATGCTACAACTTTAATATTGCCTTTGCTCAATGCAGGCTTCATCATGTTGGCAAGATCGTTAGCTGAGTTACCAGCAGATCCTGCGCCAGATATCATGTGTGCCTCGTCAATGAACAAGACAGTCTTACCTTTCTTTTGAAGAGCTTTGATAACTGCTTTAAAGCGTTCTTCAAAGTCTCCGCGATATTTAGATCCAGCTAACATAGCTGAAATATCTAAATTATAAACAGTGTAGTCTTTTAAGAAGTCCGGAACAGCACCCTTGACAATATTGTAGGCTAGTCCTTCTGCTATGGCAGTCTTACCTACACCCGGATCTCCAACTAAGATAACATTGTTCTTATTGCGTCGACCCATTGCAAGTGCAATGTTTTCTAGTTCGTCAATTCTTCCAATAACTGGATCGATTTTATTTTTTTCTACTTGGGCATTTAAGTTTGTAGTAAATGCCTGTAGAGCTTTGCTTGGCTGACTGCCTTCTTGCTGAGATTCTTCCTCAGGTTCGTCTGAACTGTTGTTCAAGAAGTCAGCAAATTTATCTCTATCGATGCCAGCTTTTGCAATGTAGAAGTATGCCCAGCTACGTTTTTCGCCCATCATGGCAACAAATACGTCAGTGGGTTCGATGCGTTGACGTCCGTTGAACAATACCTGTGTAAACGCACGATTAAGAACACGCTCAACGCTTTGTGTTTTCTTAGGCTTAACAACTACATCTTGCACAGTGATTTCACCGCATTTATTTTTCAAATAATCGGTCAATTCTGATTTCATTGTTTCTGGTTTGGAACCAAAACTTTGCAAACAGCTAACAAACGACTCTTCAGTCAGCATGGCTAGAAAGATATGTTCGATTGTTAAATATTCATGATGCAGTTTTTTAGCAGTCTCTAATGCGTTTTCGAATACTGCCTGCAAATTATCACTTGGTTCTACCATTTAATTTCCTCTGTTTTTTAATTGCCATTGCTAGTTTAAGTGGACTGAGTCCATCTGTAAAACATATACCGTCTAGATGATCCAGTTCGTGTAAGAAACACCTGGCATCTATACCCTCTAACTGTATTATACGCTCTTGGCCCGTATTGTCAAGGTATTTTGCAATCAAACTCTTACTGCGTTCAACTTTTAACCATAACTCTGGAAAACTAAGACATCCTTCATCTCCTAGTTCCTTTTCATTATTTACTTCTAAAACTACAGGATTAAACACTCCAAATTCTCTACCGTCTTGAGTACGCATGACAAACACACGTTTTAGCAAGCCAACTTGTTGAGCGGCAAGTCCTATACCGTTAGACAATTTCATCAAACTAATCATCTCTTGCTCAGTATATGTTGCCTGCTGAAAATCTTCAGCAGTTTCGAATTGCCAAGGAGTTGCTGGTTGTTTTAATATTGGATCAGGATGTTTTATTAATTTCATTGTTAATTGAACGAAGTCTTTCTACCAATGAAGAATCTGTAATTGCAGGTGTACGAATTTTAATAACTGATATAAATCGTCCCTTATGCCCGTTGTTTACATTTGGAAATCCGTTACCTTGACTGGCAAATTCTGAGCCGTCTTCAATTCCAGCTCGCAAGTCAAGATCCAATGTCTGTCCTGATAACGTTTTTACTTGTTTCCTACAACCAATCATAGCATCGATTGGGCTGATATAGACCTTTGTATAAATGTCATCACCTTGGCGTGTAAAATTGGGGTCAGGCAATATTACAATAGTAACATTTAAGTTACCTCTTGGCGCATTTGGAATACTATCATCGCCTAGCCCTTGATATCGAATAGTTTCAGCGTGGCCAATACCCTGTGGAACATTAATAACAACAGTTTGTGTTCTACCGCTGGGCAATCTATAGTTTGCTTCTAATTGTTTACCTATCAACGAATCCAATAAGGTAATTTGACATTGAATATTTAAATCTCTATTGCGTCCCCGGCCACCATGCCGACCAAAAATATCCCCAAACGGATGTCCTGCAAACGGATTATTTTGCCCAAATGCTTGTTCAAACGGATCCCAACCACCTGTGTGGAAGCGAACTTGCGGCCCACCCATTCGCTGTTGATCGTATTCGGCTTTTTTATTAGCATCACTTAGTGTGTCGTATGCTACACTAATGTCTTTGAACTTAGCTTGATCACCACCTTTATCTGGGTGATGTTTATTGGCTAAACTTCTATAGGCTTTTTTAATTTCGTCCGGAGTTGCTTGTTCATTAACTCCAAGTGTTTGATAATAATCAGTCATTATTGTAATTCCTTAAGGATATTTATGAATAACATTTTCATCATTGTGAAAGTTAAATGCAAGAGTCATTCTTTCCCCGTCTGCTGTAAATGGATTAACTAAGTGTGACATCCAGCCAGGAAAAATTAATACATCTCCGGGTTTTCCTCTGAAAGAAAAACTAGTGGAGTCTAAGAAGTTTTTATTTGCACTGTATATAAAATGTGTTACGCCTGGCAAATAACTTCCGCCTTTAATTTTAGAAGTTTCTTCTAATGCATCAATTTCTTCTCCTATACTAGCATCTTCTTTTAGATATATGATGCCGGACAACGGACTTTTATTATGATCATGCAAACAATTATAATCGTGTTTTCGAGTAATGTTCAACCAAGCTGATGCGATTGCCAATTTTGTTTCTTTAACTGTTGTGTCGGCAGTATGATGACTTTTTAAATAGTGTTCACCTAGTGATATCAAAAACGCTTGCAAATTTGATTCAACAAAAAAATCATAATTCAATAGCAACTGATTTGTATTCTTTCCCACAAGATATTCAGACCAGTCATATTCTTTAAGATATTCGCTGTCTTGTGTTTTAGATTTCATAGATTCGCTTTCTTTCAGTACGTCTGATAGCATATCTTCAGGAAGTTCGAATTTTAAAAACACAGGCCCAAACGGGCTAATCATAATTGGTTGTTTTGTCATTTTGATTGTTGATCCTCTTCACGTCTGTCATTAAAATAGTTAAAGGCCACAGTCATTCGTTCACCGTCAGCTGTAAACGGATTTACCATGTGTGAAACCCATCCAGGGAAAATTAATACATCTCCGGGTTTTCCTCTAAAAGAAAAACTAGTTGAGTCTAAATACTGCGTATTTGCGTTATATATAAAATGTGTTACGCCTGGAACAGCAGTACCAACATACGTACCATTTTCCATAGCATCATCAATTTGTTTACTGATATCAGCATCTTCTTTTAGATATATAATACCAGACAGCGGCATCTCTCCGTGATCATGCAAACTGTTATAATCGTGTTTTCGAGTAATATTCAACCATGCGGATGTAATTCCTAATTTTGTTGGTATAACTCCGGGATGATTTTGTAAATAAAATTCCCCAAGTGTTATTAAAAAAGATTCTAGTTGCGATTGAACAAAAAAATCTCGATCTAACAACAATTGATTTGTATTTTTACCTACTAGGTATTTTGACCAGTCATATTTTTTTAAATATTCTGGATCGGTAATTCTTGATTTTATATCTTCACTTTCTTTAAGTAAAGCAGTAAAAACATCATCAGGTAATTTAAACTTCATAATGTTTGGCCCAAACGGGCTCATCATAACGGGGTTTTCAAGTTGCTCGTTTTCGGGTATAGTCATAATAATAGGCCAAGTTAATATAGTAATTATACTATATTAGACTTGACCTGTCAAGAGTCTGAACTAATTATTTCTTTTTAGTTTGATCTGGAACTTTAGTGCCCTCAGCTTTCTCGTGTACTTTGATTTTTTTGCAAACTTGGACTGGCTTTCCATCCTTGCCATTTACAACTTTACCGGCTTTGTCTAGTTTGTCTTTGCAAACTTCTTTGATTTCGCCGCCTGCATATGCTGTTCCGACTAATGCTAAACTTGTTACTAATGCTAGAATTAATTTCATTTTATTATCCTTATAGTGCTGGTTGATCGTCTTGTGGAACAATCTTTTTGCCACTTG